TTCTTTTCTTCTAGGTACTATCCTAGCTTTTTTTAAATGAGGGGAAAATTAATTCCCCTCACTCGTATATTCCCTGAGGAATATTTATTATTGATAAACATCAACCTCAACAACCTCTGCCCAATCAGGTGCATAGTATGTCGAATCTGTTGTTGCAAAGACTACAGGATATTCAGGCTCTTCATCTGAGCAGTAAACACATCCATCAGTAAAGTAGATCGCTACATCAGGTATCTCTGTCTCATCATGATCAGTCTGATCAATCAGATTAATGAAGGGGTCAAACTCTGTACCTCCACCTGAGACTTCCCTCATCTCAACATCCTCACCATCTCTAACTTTGAAGACATCCCACTTATTATCAAGTAAGTCATCGCCATCATCATGAAGAGTAAGAACTCTATCGTTGATGTAGCAAACCTTGATCGTGTGGATGGAAGGAAAGTCATTAGTAATTTGTTCGATGTTCTTTACAAACAACTTTCTTTCTTCAAGGCTCACACTACCTGAGATATCAATACCGATTGCAAGAGTTCCACTTTCCATCGGCTTCTTAGATGGTAAGTAAATGTCTTGAGCAAGATATCTTCTTTCGTATCTTCGGTAAGACCTTTCATCACTGTTGAAGATTGAAGTAAGATGATCTCTGAGAACTTCAGTCCAAGAGATAGGTCTTTGTTGCGATGCCTTTCTTGCATTCGACATGATGCCTGTATCACCTCCGCTACCATTTGCTTTCTCAACTAAGTCAGCTTGAATGATTGCGTCAGTAATTCTTGCATCTTCTTCTTCGATAGCTTTCTGAACATCTTGATCGCTAGGATGTTGACCACCCTGACCATCATCTCCAACTTGGAGATCAACTACTCCACCACCAAACTCATCAGCATCTAGATCGTCAGCATCGCCACCTGAATTTTCGGTAGCATCTTCTTCACTATCTGATTTTGGTAAAGAGTATTTGGTGTTGTTGTCTTCGTCAGTATTTTTGACGAGCAATGAGAAAACTTTCTCAGCACCCATCTTGCCATACTTAGGATCGTACAAAGCACCCATGTCTCTCAACATGCCTAATGTTTTGTATCCATAATCTTTCTGAAGAATTCTTACCAACTCATAATTGATTACATAATCAGTGGCAATGTTCCAACCCTTGGCATCACGATCACCTCGCCTGATGTGATGTTTCCACATAACATGAAGACCTTCATGTAACAGGATTGCGAACAACCTGAACTGAGTTTCTTTCATGCCATGCTTTGCATACATCTCTTGGATACCTGATGGCGAGTATAAAACAACCTTGCCATCTGTTGCCATCATACCAACTGAGTCATCAGCAACTAATTGTAATGGAAGGAAGATCGAAGTAAAACCAAAATAGCTATCTGTTATTTTTCGTTTTGCCTTGACCATTTCTTTCTCGACATCAAGATTTGATTGAATATTCCCTGAGGAATTTTTATTTAACGCATTCATATTACACTCCTAATAATGATTTAGATTTTGATAATTTCTTTGCGACATTTTTTCGCAATGTATCATCCTCTCTTAGTGATTGTGTTGTGATACCCTTCAATGCATCTTTCGCAATATCGATTGCAGTAGCTAATTCATCGCTATTGAAAAGACTTTTGTTTTTATCTTCAGATATGCTGATCGTCTTGCTGAGATTATCAACTAGAGTATCTCGGAATGGCGAAGACTTCTTATTGTCTTTGTCATACTTGGCAAGTGTATTAGCAGTAGCATCTAAAGAAGAACTAAGAGCATCGATAGTCTCAGAAGTAATTCTGTTTTTGAATTCAGAATTTCTCTGTTGTTGTTGATGCGTAATCTTAGCAAACAATTGATCATAGGTAGGATTATCTTTTCTTCTATAAGAAGAAACATCCTCGGCAAATACTGTTCTCTCTAAGTTAACTGAGGGAACAGGAGCAACATGATCATTGATATGAAAGTGACCCTTCAACCATGGTGTTGAGTTAGTAGGAAAGAAAACATTTCTCATTCTCTCCATCCTCATCTGCTCTTCAGAGGTTAAAGGTCTGTCAACCAATGTATCAAGAGCAGGATAATCACCTCGATCAAAAGCATTTCCCAATTCAATAGATTGGTTCTCTATCAATGTTTCATACTCAGAAACAAAAGGATTGATAAAGTTATCAATCATATCAGATTTGAAAGCATCGAACTCTTTCTCAACTAATGGAGCATGCTCATTGAGAACGAAAAACCATCCGTTCTCCTGTGGCATCATCCACTCTTCGATATCAAGTCTGAATCTTCTCGCTCTATTTTTTATTCGCTTGATCAAATCTTTTTCGATCAACTGTTTCCGAACTGAGAAAACTTCTTCATTGCCGTTAACACCATTTGAAACATGGACAGATAACTCTTTGTCCAATTTTTCAAAGGATGGTATTTTTATTTCAAACTTCTTTAGTGTTCCTAAATCTTCAAGACCAAAAGCACTATCGATTTTGATTTTCTTTGGGGTAATTAATTTTGGCATATCGCCCTCCTATATTTTATTATTTAATAAATGATTAGAATAAACCTTCGTTTCTTTTAACTCAGGATGTTTTGAAGTGATCAACTTAGCAGTGAAGATTGAATACTCAGGAGCATCAAACCTTTCAAGATAAGTCAAAGCATTTTCAAAATCCTGTTCGCTCTTGATGAACTTAGTCAGAGCAGAAGCAACAGCATATCGAATGTTTGACTCGTCAACACTTGGTACGTCAGCAGTCTCAGGTGATGAAAGAACTTCCTCAATATCAGGTGCGTTAGCAACCAAAGATATGAAAGCAGAAAAACTTTCTCCGACTGTATCACCGACACAACCATTGTACATTGCTTGTCGTTGTCTCTTGCTCAAGGTTAGATTTTTAGAATGCAACCTCGCCAACTCAGTGACACTTCTTGGTGACGCACCCTTCTCATGCTTCTTAACTTTCTCATAGTTAGAAAGACTTTCAGGTTCTAACTTGATGAAGGAAATAACATCAGGGTCAACATCATTATCCATCGCCCAATTAATCCAACTCTCTGCATCACTCTCGACCTGACCCCAAAATGAGATACGATCTTTCAGTGTGTCCAATGTTCTTTGAACTCCTGCATTATCGCCAACTCTATTTGTTGCCATTACAACATGCCATCCATCAGGTAATTCATACCCATTGAATCTTCTTGCTCTCGTGATCTGCATCAAAAACTTTTGCACATCCTGATCGCCCTGACCCATCTCATCAACAAACAGAATGCCTTTACCTGTAGTAGGTAGAAGATCAGAAAAAGCATAATGCAATTTCGTTTTGTCTGCTGTCGGTGTTGGTATCGCAAGATCAGAAGCTGTTGTGATACTTGCAACAATAGTTTGAAATCCAAACTCATCATCTGATGGTGTTGAAGTCTCAGTAAATTTTAGATCAAGATTTTCTGCTACATCTTTAGCAACTTGAATCATGCTCTCAGTTTTACCAATACCTGCACCACCTGACATCAGCATAACTGATTTCATTGTTTGGCTTGGGTCTTCCTTCCAATCAGAAATTATTGTTGATTGAATGATCTGCGTAGTCTCTTTTATATTCAAATTTACCATGGGTAAATCTCCTATAGAAATGCTAACAAGAACTCACTTTTGTTAGCGGTTAAAGTCTCAGTCACACAGCGTGACCAAGTACCTAGACGATAAATTCTTTGTACTATCCTAGCTTTTTTTAAAAGAGGGGAACAGATGTTCCCCTCGATTTCAAAATTCTGGATCCTAATTAATTTCAATATCATTGAAACCCCAATTAGCTACGACCTTTGCTCTGCCTGTTTTATTATTGACGATAATGTTTCCAACACTCAGTGAAGTAAATGCTCTACTCAGGCTTGGCTCATCATCTTCACCTCTGATTTTTTCGATCATGATGAAATTACAAATGATATCTTCATAGATATCTTCGCCATCTTCATTTAGGAAAGTGTGAGTATTTAGGATATCAAAAAGATCATTTGTGAATAACATGTAACTGATCGCTGAACCCTTCGTTGCTTTCCGACCTTCGTTAGTTTTGACATCAACAACTTTTTTCATCCTTGTTTTTAGATACTCAGGTTTCCAATCTCTTACTCCATCATCTCCAATGTGTGCCATCTTCCAAACAAAGTCCTTATCCATTGGTGGTCTTTCACCATCATGTTCTGCGTAAACAGCTTCGATGTAATCAGGGTCTATTTGGTAGATAGAATAATCATTCGTAAAACTTTCACCATCGCTTTTAATGTTGGTAAGATATGCAACAGCATCATCAGTATTTAGATAAGTTTTTGGTGCTAACTCATTTGCTTTGATGAATACGTGACTTGGGTTTCTTTCTTGATAATTTTTCATAATATTTTTCCTGTTAGTTTGTTGTTAGGTCTCAATCACACAGCGTGATTAAGTACCTAGACGATTGAGGACAACCAAATTGTCATCCTCTTAAATATTCTTCAGGGAATTTTTATCCTGTAAATAGTGACATGATCATCCCCAAGATCATGACGCTGTTTAAAATGTAGCAAAGGTTTCTATGTTGAATATAATTCATTATTTTGCCCTCGCTGATTTCATTTTCTCAATCATTGGTATTGCTAAGATTGGTATCAAAGTACCAAGCACAATTCCGTTGAACATTGAATGCATTGTTGGGTCTAGTAATGCACCTGCTCCATCTGAAATCATGTTTCCAAATGCACCACCAAGAATAGCACCAAGACCTGTACGCACTCTTGTACCAATCATATCGCTGATCTTTCCCTCTAAATCCAATCCCTTGTAAGCAAAGAGAATAAGAACTCCATTGTCCACTAATCCAAATATTAAACCACCATCCATTTTGATCTCCATCAAGTTTGTTAGTAAGGTAAAATTACCTATACGATTTTGTATTTGTAAAAAACAGGTGGACACAATCTCACCGACTGCATCCACCCACTTTTATCGTTTCGACTTCATTTATTTTTACATGGTGCAAGTCATATCTCCGAAGAGATATCCGATCCTTGATCGGTCATCAGTAGGTGACACCATAAGATTGAGTCACTTGGAATACCAAGCTGTTCACTCTTCCATCATTTTCGATGGCATCTCGATAATCTATACCGAATTGGATGACTACATCCTTGTGTTAGAGACAGTGATTTGGTGACATCAAATCAGCGTATGTTGGAACATTCCCTTTCAGGTCTTGTCTCCCCCTTGCATCTCAATTCTTCCGATGACTAACTATGTTGGGTTCTAATCAGATTGGGATATTTAATCTGATCGTCATATGGTGGGTGGCTAACCCTAAAAAATCCGCCTGAAAATGTCTCCTCGTTGATAACTCCTACAGAGTTAATCCCCATAAACTATAAAGTCAACTAAATAGTACAAGTTTTTTTAACTATTATATATTCTCTAGAGAATACTTAGTCTTTATACCATATTGCCTTTAAATTTTCATATACTAGAAGCTCAATTTTTCTAGCTATTTCTTGTAAATCTTCATCATTCCAATCCATTTCACCTTGTGTGTTTCCATGAAATAATTGGAAAAGAACATCTACTTCTTTCTTTTTCAGAGTTAGATTGAATTCAGTTTTCGGTTCAGGGTTAACTCTTTCGTTCCATAATTTGTTCATTTTATCTTCCTTTAAAATTACAATAACTAAATTGTTATTGTTTATATATCCTTAACGATTAAGATTTATATTTTGTCGGTAATTAATATAATTTTCTTTTACATTTAAACTATAACAAACCCATTGCTAACTATTTTGTACTCATGTTATTTTATCTGCATGTTTTTAGCTAATTTGGAATCAGGAAATTATTATGGATGATGATGATAAAAAGAAATTCATACCGAAGATTGTCGGTGGAAATAAATCAGGGAAGAAAGAAAAAGATTTAACAGCAAAGCAAGAAGCATTCGCCCAAGCGATTGTCTTTGGCATTCTGAATGATGAGACAGGCAAGAAGAAACATTTGAGCGCATCTGAATGCTATCGATCAGTTTATAATGTTGGAGAGACCACCAAA